TCCGACCAGCGTGACTCGAGTAATTGTGACATTATAGTTCTCCTTAAACTTTTAGTCCCGCAAGCCTGCGGATGTCAAATATCTCAGCGGTTTTTTCTTCTTTACCGCTGGATTGTGGTGCCTGTTTATCGCCTGTGATTTCTTTGCCTTCGGATAGTACTTTCTTCGCCGGTGCACCACCATTCATTACTGCTGGTAGGTATTTGTCGAAAGCTGTACGTAGCTTTTCTGTTTGTGTTGATTCAAGTAGGCTGCTCATTACTTGACGCTTATCTCCAGTTAACGGTCCTAGCAATTCGCTCATAACTTCTTTGCGTTGGTTGTTTTCTTTGATAATACGTAGTTCGCGATCTTTCTGTGCTACTTGTTCTTGTGATTCTGCAACAATTTTTACTGCTTGTTCTAATTCAGCTTCTCTGGTCAGCATAACTTTAAGAAGTTTTGCTGTTTCAGATTTCTCATTTAGATGACTTGCAGCATATTCGCTGGCGAATGATTCAAAAATTCTGCGACCAAAATCGTTTCTGCGAGCTGATTCAATGTCTTCACGTAGTTGTGTCATTTCAGCACGTAGTCCTTTAGAGACTGTTTCTTCAATGATCTGGCTTGAACGTGCAATAAAATCTTTCTTAACTTGTTCAAACTTAGCTCTACTTTCGCGGACTAGTTTTACTTTAGTTTCAGCCAAGTCTTTCTTGTCTGTGTGGAATTCTGCGATTTCTTTCGCTAGTGCATCCACGATAAAAGATTCTAATTTAGCAACATTGTTTGCAACTGTTTTGCGATCTTCGTGTAGTTCTGCCAATTCTTTGTTAAGATTATTAAAGATAAACGATTCCATTGCCTCAGAATCTTTTTTCATTTTCTTAGCATACTTGGCACGGGCTTCTATAAGTCCTTGGCGATCTTCTGCCAATTCACCTAACTCAGCCTGCAAGCGATCTGTTAGCATAGCTTCGACAGCTTCTACCATTGCGCTTTTATCGTACTCATACTTCTGAGCAAATTCTTCACGTAGTTCAGCAGTTACTTGGTCACGGCTTTCTTGAATTCTGCTTTGCCAAGCTGATTCAATTTCCGATTTGATTTCTTCGGAAATCACATTGTTTTCAAACAATTGTTTTACGATGTCTATCATGTGATTCTCCTACTGTTATTTGAGGCCTGAAATGATTTTTTTCAGACTCTCTGCTAGATACTTCTGTGCCTGTGGGTCGCCTTGGACTTCTTTTGCCATTTTGAATGCCTGATAACCGCCTGTGTTATTCATTAGATGTTCATAGACTGGAGTTGGGTATGCTCCCGGGGCGCTGGGTTGAGCCACAATATCAACAGTGATAATTTCAAAACCTTTGACATTACCACTGTTGTCGACATCTCCCGAACCTCTGCTTGATACTCCCAACTTCACTCCCGACTGTAACATGGTTTGTACTAATTGACCCATGGGAGTCGGGATGATTTTAAGTTTTCCGTAGCCGTTAGGACCGTCCATCCACATCTTGGTAATCATATGACTTACCCGATCGAGGTTGATTTTTAAATCCTGCGGGTGATCTAATTCTCCGCAAACTGAGTATCCACCAGAGATCTGCTCGTTGAGCGTTTTGACAGCCCTGCCAATTTCTTGAGAAGAATAAACACGTTGATTTGCATTGCGGATGTCTCCTTGTATGCAAATCCCGTTTAGATGCAGGGACTTTCCGCCCCTGCCGTCTTCTTCGCTCTCCAAGACAATCTGTGCCTGATCATAACTCAATTGTTCACTGAGATAGTTTTTCACCTTGTTGTCCTATTATCTACGACCACGGAAAAGACCTGCGGCGCTCTTGTCAGCTGTTTCTTTAGCACCAGCTTTCTCTGCACCGTGACCTGGTTCTTTTGTAGAGAACGCATTACCGTTCTTTGCACCAGGAACATTTACGTTGCCCATATTGTCTACTTTAGGCTTGTTACTTGCTAGGCCGCCTGCTGTGCCTTTGTCGCTGGTATCTTCTTGACCAAACTTTAAAGATGCACCGCCCATATCATTCTTGTTGAACTTTAAACCGGTTGCAGAGTCAGCTTTTTCAGATTGACCTTTCTTCTCTGCACCGTGACCTGCTGGAACTTTTTCTACATATTCACGTACAGTTGCTAGATCAAAATCGTCCTTCATTTTTTCATCGCCCATGTCACCCATGTCATCATCGCCCATGTCGCTCATGGCGTCGCCACCTTTAAGTTCATCAAATTTAGCTTGTAGTTCATCAACGATAGAGTCTAGATCTTGGAATAGTTCTTCTTCGGACTTGTCTCCCATGCCTTCGTCATCCATGTCTGCATCTAGTTCATCTTCTAGATCGTCAGTTGGATCTCCGCCCATGTCGTCCATGTCGTCCATTTCGTCATCGCCTTCGATGGCAATGTCGTCAAAATTTTCGTCAACTTCTTTGTCTTTTTTCTGGTGCATCTCACCTTCTTCGTCGTCATCGGTTTCTTCAGCGATTTCGCTGTCGATTAAAGATTCGTAGATTTCACGTGATGCTGTTACCACGTACTCGTGGAATAGTTCTTCTGCTCTAGCTTGATCGTCGTTGACCAAATGCTCAAGCATCTGTTGTAATAGTTTATTATTTGCCATGGTATTCTCCTCAAATGGTATGGGCTGTTGTTTATTTAACACACATGTTACAAAATGATGTTAAATGGTAGTTTTTTGATTGATTTGGTCTGAATATATAGTATCAGGAAAACTTTTACTGAATTCGTCGTAGGTAATATGACTGAGATTAGTTAAAGTAGGTCCTAGTTTATCTGGTATAAATGCGCCGGGCTCAATGACTCGAAAAAAGTGTGTATGTCGAAATTCTTTGATTACTTTTTCAGTTTGGCTTAACCAATTTCCATGATAAGTAGCAGCATCTGTGCTTTTCTTATAGTTAAATGTGTCAGCATAAATGTTATTGAATTTACCATCGATACCTTGATAGTCAAATCCAAAAATGTATATAGTCCTGTGTTCTTGTGTGGCTGCAAACCACAAAGCTGTGGGTCCAGAACTCCATCCTTTATGAGGACTAAAGAAGTTTACACTGTGTTTGGTTTGTATGCCTTTGTTAGGATTTGTCCACAGCTGATGCTTTTTGTGATAGCCAGATTCAATGATTTCATTGACCATTTTAACATCTACAGCTATCAAATAGTGAGGTTCAAACTCACGATATTGTGCATTACAGCCATAGGTTATGCCTTTGGTCATAAGGGATCGTAGGTTTAGACACTGTCGGCTTATGCCGTTGCCTATAACAAACGCGGGATTATTATGCAGGTGCTGCTTCTTGGCCAACTGGAGTTCCATACATTTGTTTTATAAATTCCAGTTCAGATTCCTGCTCTAATTGATGAGATTCGCTTTGTAGTCTCAATTTATTAATTTGACGCAGAGTAAGACGTATTTTTCTAGTATCTTTTTTGTCAATGATGCTGCTGTCTTTGCTGGAATCGTATCTACGATCTTGAGCAAAGTCGTTGTTTTTTTCATTGAAGTAAAAAAATTCATTAAGAAGCATAATGTATTTATTACTGAACTGGTGCTTCTGGTGTTTCTGGAGCGGCCGGTGCTTCTGCAGCCGCTGCCATGTCTAATGGCGCTTCCCCTTCTTGAGCTCCGACATCTGCACTCATACCTCCGGGAGTTATTCCTATGCCTCTGAGTTGACTCTGAGTATCAATTGGTGCTTTAAGGTTAGCACCGTTTTCTTCACGCCATAATCTTTCGTTTTCTTTGATCTCATCTTCAGTAAGACCTAAGAATCTCTGCAGTGCAAATCGCTTGCTGAGGTGTGGAATTGCCACCATCTGTGCGAAGGTAGCTGCTCGCGCTGTGTCTAATTCTGATTGACGATAAGCAGCAAAATTCTGTGGCTGATTGAACTTGAGTTCAAATAAGCTGTTGTCAATGTTCACACCCTGATCATTAAGCCACAGCTTGAATTCAAGGTCAAACGTTTCTACTATGTTGCTCTGTAAACGTTTGCAGTATTCGTTAAATCGTAATTCTTGTATGTAAGCAGTGCCTACTTTACCATCCGATACAGTATTAGCTTGTTCGTCTATGGCCGTAGGAAGATATGAAGCAGGAATGCGAAGAGCCCTAAACAGTTTATTAGTAAAGTAACGTAAATCTGTAATTTCTCCAAGATTTGTACCTCCGGGCAATGTTTCTACTTTTGATCCGCGACCTTCTGCTGTCTGCGGAAAAAAGTAATCTTCGTTGACACTTAAAGGATTATAACTAGCGTCTATTACGTTGGCTCCGCCACCTGTTGAGCTAGGAATACGTCTTTGTTGGATTTCGTTTTTAACACGCTCAACAAAGCTCATGGCCATGTGTGCTGGCATGTTTCCAACGTCCACATAGAAAATTCTTCTTTCTGGAGCACGTTGAATACGATAGATAATAATCGCATCTTCCAGCAGTTCTTTCTGCTTGTAGACTTTGAATACTGATTCTAATAGACTGTTGCCAAACGGATAGTTGTTGTCTAGGCCCTCGCTTAGACTGATGTGTATCACATGTTTAGCATCTACAGTGATTTCATTGGTTTGATTGTGGAATCTTGTGCCTACTGAACGAGCAGCATCACCTACAAATCCTCGACCTTGGCCGCCACCTGATGTATACGAACTAGTGCCGCTAGGAGCTGTATTTGTGGTGTTGTGCGGTGTTGTGGCTATAAACTCTTTAAAATTGAAGTTGATGTCACGGATCACATACTGCTCAGGAATCTTACCTTCTGATTCGTTGACAATGATCTTGGTTACCTTAGCAGCATCTACAAACAACCATTTTTTTGTTTCTGGATCACGGACAAAGAAACAGTCACCGTACTTGAATGTATTTCGCAGTATGCGGAAGATTCTAGTTTCAAAACTATTCTGTTTAGTCCATTTTTGTAGACTGTCTTTGAGTATTTTGACTTCAGTAGCAGTAGGCTCACCGCGGAAAAATGTGTGAAACGGAGTAGCGTTTTCTTTGTCTTTTTGAGTGCAAAACTCAGTGAGTATGTCCAAAGCAGCATTGACTTCTGAGTCCATGTCCATGGTGTCATACTGCATGTATCGTTCTATGCGATTTGGAGAACCTGCGTATACATCTGGCAGATAGCTAGAGTAATTAGCACGGGCAGGTCCAGGTCGTCCGCGACCACTAATCGGACTCATGCCGCTGTTGGCATTGTCTATATTAACAGGGGTGAAGTATTTTTTCCAGCTCATGCTTTATATAGGTCTTTGTTAAGACCTCTAGTTGCAGAGACATTTTCATTGGTGTTATGTGCAACTGTCCAGGTATATTTTAATAGTGTGGCCATCTTATTATTTAACTCTGCCAGCTGCGCAGTAGCACTATCTTGAGGAGTTTTTTCTGGAGGTGGTTTTGTTGCGGCTGCTGCTTCGGCGGCTTTTTTTGCCTCAGCAGTTTTGGCTGCATCTGCTTCTATCTGTTTTCTAGCTGCATCTGCTTGTGCTTGTTGGGTGCCTTGTGGCGATTTTGGTTCTACAGGTTTAGCAGGAGCAGGAGCAGGTGTTGTTGGAGTTACAGGTTTAGCAGGCACAAATGAACTGCCTTCACGTGCAGCAAAAGCTTTTAGTGCATCATCACCACCAAGGTTATAGTCCATGCCAGGAATTGCTGAAGCGGTTGAAGTTCCGCTTGCAGAACCTTCCGGGCCAGCGCCTGCACCACCGCCCATACCTCCACCAAACCCTGTAGAATTAGGCATGCTTGGTGTTGGTTTATTTTTTGCTTCTTCAGCTTTGCGTTTTCTTTCAGCTTCTTCTCGTTCTCTTTTTTCTTCTGCTAATTTTTCTGCTTCTGCTGCTGCTCTATTTTTAGCCATAGTAGCCTGAATAGCGTCAGCACGATCAGATGCATCTTTTTTATTTTGTGCGATATCAGCTTCGGTTTCTTCTATTTCCTTATCCATGTCTACATTAGGAATATAGTCAAGTAATTTTAAAAATCCCAATTTGAGTAAATTAAAAAACATTTTAAACCCATCCCACATTATCAACAATCCGTCTTTGACTACACTTACATCTCCACCAAATTTCTTAAATATCACGACCAATGCAGTAACCGCAGCAACAGCCAGAGTAACTGGCCAAAATATCAATGCCAACGCAGCCGCAGCAGCCAATGCACCAATTGCAATCGCCGCTGCTCCAATGATAAATTTTGCTGCTAGGATTAGAGTTGATACTATCAAGGCACCTGTTGCTGCAAGCAATGTGACCTTAGATGCAGCTTCTAAAAAATTAGCCACGGTAACCACTGCTAGTATAGCATAATAAGCTAACAAAGCACCTCCAACTACAACCAACACTGTGGTAAGATTGTCAGTGATAAATTTCGCCACTGTCATTATAATACCGCCAAGATATATTAGTGTAGGTTTTAGATCATTGAAAGTTTTAGCTACCGCAGGTATAAGATCTACTACTAAAAAATTAGTAAATGCCTTAATTGCTGGAATCAGTACTCCGTTAAAAAATCCGCCTGCACCGTTGATAGCTGGACCAAAACTGGTTAGAAATGAGTTAACTACAGCACCCACAGAACTAGCTAATACTTGAAACAGAGGTACTACATAGGTCAGCATAAAATTTGCGGTAAATTGAAATGCTACCAGCAGAGTGTTTAATAGGCCGCTGTTGATCAACGCCATTGAAAATGCATTGCTAAATTCTGCTAAACTGGCTTTTGCATCGTTTACAGTCTTGTTCATACCATCAGTGCCTTTGGCTGCTTTTTCTTGTTCGGCGGTCGTAGCTTTATGTGCTCCTTGATTTAGTGCTATGGCTTCAATCATTCCGCCGCTGGCATCATCCATGTCTCGACTAGCTGCTAGTGATGTACCCGCAAGTTTTGATTGAGCTAGAGCAGCTTTTTGCATAATCGTTTTTAATCTGTCTTGTTCTTCATCTGTAAGACGTTGTTGATTTTTAAATTTAGCACGTAGCTTTGTCATTTCATTCATAACATCGCCGCCTAGCATTGCACCTAATTTTTGATTTGCTTCAGTGGTCAATGATCCTGTAGCTACGAAATCTTTTACAAATCCGCCCAGCTTAGGTCCAAATCCCAATATAAGATTATTAAAATCTTTTCGCACCAACTCATCTTTGCCAGCCATGGCCATCTGAAACTGCGCATCAGTTAACAGTGCTTTGGCCTGTGCTTCTTTAGCAGATCTTTCTTCTCCGGTTATTTTTGCCAATGCATCCATTTCTTTTAGATAACTTTTTGCTCCTCGTGCAAGTTCGGCATTGGTTTTTGTACCTTGTAGGCCTTGAGATTTTACAATGGCTCCGTAGTTCGCAAGACCTTGATTTATGTCTTTAGAATTATATCCGAGAGCATACAATTCGCCGCTAGTATTCCTCAATTGTCTAGATACCTTGGCAAAATTCTGTGCGCCTGATTCTGTAGTAGTACCGAATCCCAACATGCCTTGTCCGTTTTGTCTTATCATAGCACCAAAATCCTGCATGCTCATACCTGCGCTAGAGGCTGCTGCAGAAAAACTATTAAGACTACCGCCAAATGATGCACCAGCACCTGATGCATCTGAGTATGCTTTTATAGTGCTTTCCACTGCGCTCGCCACTGCAGAAAACATAGGGCCTAATATAGGTATACCACTGAATATACTAGCCGCTGCGTTCAAGTCATCACCAACTGCTGCAAATTTACCAATTAGATTTGCGCTAGACTCTGCTAGTCCTACCAGAGTACCACCTGCAAATTTACCTGCTTTGGCAGCTGTGCCTAAAGCGTATCCAGCGCCTGCGCTTGCTGCGCCAAGTGCATTTAGTGCTTTAGCACTCTTTGAAGCAGACGCATTTGAAGCAGCAGCACCCCCACCACCGCCACCCCCGGCTCTACCACCGCCACCCCCACCACCGCCACCCCTACCAGAAGTTCCGTCACCACTACCACCTCCCGGTGCTCCGGGTTTAGAATTAGCTTTTTGATTTTTGTTTATTGCGTCTAGTAATTTTTTCAGCGTGGCTTCAGAGGCAGCGTTTTCTGCTTCTACTTTGCCAATTCCTGGAATATCAATTGTGACTTTTTCTGCCATATGTTTCTGTGGTGGTTAAATGCGTATATAAATACTGTTTGTAATTAGTATTTATCGGAGATAAAAATGAACGAAAATAGCATTCCACAGGCTGCGCCAAAAAATCCTTTGGCAAATTGGTTTCGACAACCAAAAATTTACGTGAAATTACCCAGTCAAGGTAGATTTTACCCTCAAGGCACACTGGATGTCAGTATCACTGAAGAATATCCTGTATATTCTATGACAGCTAAAGATGAATTAATGTTCAAAACTCCCGATGCATTACTGTCAGGACAAAGCACTGTAGAAGTGATCAAGAGCTGTATTCCAGCTATCAAAGATCCTTGGCGTATGCCTGCTATAGATGTTGATTTTGCCTTGATAGCTATACGGATCGCTACATATGGCGATAACATGGAAATCACTACCAAATGTCCGCAATGTTCAACCGAAAACGATTATGATGTCAATCTCACTGACTGGTTGTCTATGTTTGGAAACTATGTTTACTCTGATACTATAATTGCAGATCCTTTAGAGATTACTATTAGACCGTATACCTATCAAGAATTATCAAAGACACAGATTAGAACTATAGAACAGCAGAAAATTTTTAACATTGTCAACGATGAAAAATTAGAAGATGAGGAAAAAATAGAACAGTTTGGCAAGAGCTTTGTGAAACTCACACAGTTTACCGTGGATATCATCAGCGATTGTATAACAAAAATACAAACTCCTGATGGTGTTACCAGTGACAAGGCTCTGATCAAAGAGTTTATCAATAATTGCAACAAAGAAATATTTGAAAAACTCAGTGATCATTTAAAAACACTCAAAGAACAAGTAGATCTAGCAGCTCAACATTTAAAATGCACCAACTGTGATCATGAATACAATGTTCCTATCACAATGGATCAATCAAATTTTTTCGCAGTAAAATCTTAAACATGACTCTGCCGGAGATTTTACAGGAAGCCAGTGATTTAGATAAACAGGCAAGAGCAATTAAAAAAGATTGTTTGAAATTAGCTTGGTATATGAGAGGTCTTTCATACTCAGAAGCCATACACCTCAGCTATGAAGAACGCGAACTCGTAGGTGAGTTAATAAAAGAAAATCTTGAAACCACAAAGAAAACTGGGTTGCCTTTCTTTTAAACTTTGTTTTTGATATTATTTACAACGTCACGTTGCGGTTGATCAAGATTGTAGCCATCATAGGCAGCTTTGACAGCTGCCATATCTTTTTCAGCATCGTCACTGGCTATCTCTCCAGTTTTTATCTTTCCATAGATAACTTTTAGATTTTGCACGTCTACAGTATTTAATGTGGTACCAAATTGTGCTTTTTCTAAACTGTCTTGATACTGTTTGCTGCTGGTTTGAGTAGTAACTTGTTTTTCTTTATCTTGTTCTTTATCAAGATTACCGCCGCCACCGCCGCCACCTTTAAACCACTGCGAAGGACTTAACAATGTTGTACCAAAATCTTTACCAGATTGGTATCCAGTATCGGTACCTATCGGCAATGACTTTAGACCGAATGAAGGCGCAGCTTCTATAATTTCACGTATTTTCATTTTTTAAAAATACTAAAATTTCCTTTTACAAGATCAGTTTCAAACATTTTTTGCTTGTGAAGTTCCACACGCTGAATTAAAGTTTCAGACAGTTTATTACCTGAGTTGATCTTGCTGGCGTTTTGCTGCTGAAGTGTGTTGACCATGTTACCCATCACTTTATTGCCTGTAGAGCTAGCAGCGGCTGCTGCTTGACGCTTTCCACGCTTGGCAATAGCACCTGGTGTTTGACTAACTTGTCCTGCTACTTTACCGCCTCTAGCTTTTGTTGCCGCTGGTGCTGCTGCCGCCGGTGCTGCTGCCGCCGGTGCTGCTGCTGCTGCATTTGGGTTTCCAGGCTGCGCAACATTAGTCTTACTTACTGGTGCGTTGGCCATAGTGTTGGGTTTTTGGCCAGCTAGCTGATTGGCCATTTGACCAAATGCTCCTGCTCCTGCTTTAGGTGCTCCGCCTGGTGCTGCTGGTGCTGCTGGTGCCGGCATTGCCATAGACTTCTGTAACATTTGTAAAATTCTCTGCTTGCCTTTTTTATCTAGCTTGTCTACATTGGCTTTGACTTGTGCATACACAGTTTGATTGGCTTTTTCTTGGTTCTGAGCTTGCTGTTTATCAACCACTGCTGTAGACTTAGCCAATGCTTTACCAGCATCACCTGACTGAGTTTTAGCAGGTGCCGAGCCTTGAGGACCTTGAGCATTAATATCTTGTGCCGAAGGAGGAGTTGTTGAAGTTGAAGGTGCTGGTGGTAATCCGGCAGTTGGGCCACCAGTAAGTGCAGGTGTAGCTACTGCTGGGTCTGTTGCCGTCTTATCCATTGTAGGATCAATTCTACCCTGTGGTTGTGGTGCTGGAGTTCCTGCTTTAGGTGGAGCTGGCACATCATCAGGAGCTACATAATCTCCGCCTTGGCCAACTATGCCTTTGGAACGATCAAATCCTTTTTTGAATGCACTGCCCATGCCTGCTATGCCCCCAGCTACTGCTCCCACGCCTTTGGCGACACCGCCTGCGACATTGCCCACAGCAGCTCCAAATTTGTTTAGCATTGGACCTTCGTCTAGCTGTTCAAGTTGTGATTCAGTTAATATTTCTGTGATTCTCATATTAGGCAGTTCCTATTTGTTTGGTAAGATATTGTATCATCCGCTGTTTATCTTTAGTATTTAACGTAGAAATTAATTTTTTAACTTCTGCATATCCACTAGGTGTTGCTTGAGCTGCGGGTGCAGCAGCAATTTTTAAATCAGTAAACACTTTATCAACTACGGGTGCTTCGATTCCGCCGTAGCTTAATAAAAATTGTTTAAGTTCCTCACTGTCCATTGGACTTCCTGCTTTTTGCCAAGCAGAATTCAATTTGTCAGCAGTGACTTTGGTTGTTAGATTTTTTCCAACTGTTTTTAATTTGTCCATGCCTTTGGCAGCAGCACCTTTGATAAAGTCCATAGGACCTTCAGTGAGTTGTTGCTGTGCAGAAACTCGATTAAAGATCATGTATACCTGACCTTCGCTCAATGCTCGACCAGTTGCATCTGCATCAATGTATCTGATTCTTGATTCAACTCGAATATCATTTGCTGCACGAAGCATTTTATCTAGTACATTATAATGAGCTGTAAGTGCTGCTTCTCGTGCAGGATCTGCGTTACTCAGCGCATTTGCTACAAATCCTTGCGAAGCCTGTAAATGTTGTAGATCAGAACTAGATAGTTGTCCAGCGGCAATACTATCAGCAATTCTTTTAATTGTGGCGTCAGCCATAGAGTCCGAAGCTAGGCCTTTGAACATACCAGCACCAGCACCTTTAACTACTTCACCAGCCGCTTTTGCAGTATCTAGTGCAGCTAATGGATCACTCGATATCGATCCACTGCTGATACCAGGGTTTACTAATTTTCCAGCATTTGTTAAATCAGCAAAAGTTTTTGGATCCATGCCTTTTAATGGAATATCCCCTCCCCAAACTTTATTTCCTGCGGCATCTAACACCTGTAGACCTTTGCCGTCTGCGGCAACAGTAAATCCTTGGTCAGGAGGAAATTTGTTAAGGAGTCGATCTTGGAATGCTTGATCTCTTGCTAATGCTTTTGTGTCAGCTATATCTTGCATGGTTCCCTGAACATCTGGGTCGTTGGGGTCAAGTCCTCCGCCACCTTCTGGTTTGCCTTTGATCATATCGCCGATCTTACTGGCACCGTAGGCCATAGCACCAGTCTTGGCACCAGAATATGCAGCACTACTAAACTTTTCGCCTTGCAGCAGCTTGTCTGTCATTTTAAGTAGACCTAAAACTGCTGCGCCACCTAGACCAGCACCTGAAATACCAGCAGCGGCAATTAGTGCTGAATAGATCAATCCTTGGGCAATAGGATATTCTTTGGCAAATTTTCTATAACCCATAATAACTTTGCTAATTGCATTGTCTGGGCCACCTAGACCCTTTTCAATTTTAGCTACAGCAGAGTCGTAGGCATTGTCTACATTCTTAATCGGACCACTGTTTTGTACTTTTGTCTTAAGATCTTCCCAAGCCTTGTTAACAGCCACGGCAGCATCTTTGCCTTTGCCCAACACAGTACGATTGCCACCTGCAGCAGTGGCACCTTGCTCCACACTTTGGAATATCTGTTGTATTTGATCAGCAGTTAGGGCAGCTTCTTTAAGTTTAAAGCCAGCATTTTCCCACAGCATCATACTATGAGAAGTCGAATAATCTAGACCTTCATAGAGATAATTGTTTTTATATCGTTGATATTTCATAATAAATTTCTAATATTGTTTATTTATTGTAATTGTGAGCTGAAGCTCACATTCGTTTTCGCTGTCGCTCAACGAATTTTCTTTCTTCTAAACATTATTGATTATTATAATTGCGAAGCAATTTAAGTATTATGCAGATTGTTCAGTCACACTTTGCCCAGGCCGGGCAAAGATAAGAGCATTATGCGAGTTGCACAGTACACTCTAGCGTTACAGCGTTGCAGAGGCGGTCATCCGGTACCTCGAGCTGCGTCTTTATATGACGGCGGTTTGTAAACATACGCTAACATATCTACAAACGTGGGGCTTATTTCCCCTCTTTTTGCCTTTTTATTCGTTTCACATAACCAAATCGCAGGTCTTAGTAGCGATCGTCATCCTTTCGGGTAGTGGTTAAGCACCTTTGCGGCAAGGTTTTCCATCCCTGTGTACACGTAGACCAGGTTTAGAGCGCACGAAATTGGGC